TTGGCGGGCCGCTTAATAACCGACCCGTTGACTTCCCAACAGAGGTGTGCTACAAAAATATCGAGCCTCAGGTCAACGTCACCAAGACGGTCGAACCCCCCCGCACCCATGAGCCTATCAAAGGTGCCATCATTGAGGGTGTCCCCATCCAGGTAGTTGCACAATCCGAAGCATCCACTCTCCAGGCGGTCAAAAAGAGGTGTGACCATATGCCGCATAAGGACGTTAGTGCCTCTTTTCTTAAGGGGCACAACCTGCTCATGGACAAGATTCATGAGCGAGAGACGATCGTCCTTGATGAGCATATGATCCGTGATTATCTCGATGAGATGAGCGGCGAAAAGCGGGAGAGATTGGGGGAGCTTTTGGATTCGATGGACTTCACACTACCAGGGTATACGGACAAGGTTGTCTTCGCAAAATCTGAGGCGCTTCTGAAGAACGAAGGAGGACAACCACGTGTCGTGTACCAAGGTGGCGACATGTACAACCTTGTCATGGGCTCTGTCGTTTTCTATCTATCTCGCCGGATCAGTGAGGAGTTGAGCCGCACAAACCCTTTGAACAAGGGGAATGAAGTCATTTACTGTGTTGGCAAAACTGCAGACGAGATAGCAGACATTGTGCATCACACCCCTGGTAATGCGTGTGAAAGCGATTTCAAGAACAACGATGGTACTCAACCGGCGGGTGTTCGCAAGCATGAAGCCATGTTTTATTACAAGCTTGGCGCACCAAAATGGTTTGTTCGGGAATTTGCCTCCAATACCAGTGTAAGGGTGTTTACACGGTATGGATTGAAGGGTAAGGTCACAGGTCAACGCTGGTCGGGGGAGGTTACAACCACGACTGGCAATGGATATGTCAACGCATGTGTGAGCCTTGCTGCCAACCAGGACGCTGGGGTAAAGAAGAGCACTATTTTGGTGTACGGGGATGATAATTTGACGTTCATTGTGGAGGACAAGGGCCCTGAACTGGCAGCGGCCTTCACCACAGTGACCGAGAGTTTTGGGATGTCTGCAGAGACAAAATTGCCGGAACGCCGCGAGCAGGCGACGTTTCTTCGTAAGAGGTTTGTCCCAAGCGCTCATCGTACATTCCCCGTGCCCTCATTCGGCCGTGTCCTTGCTAAACTGCCAGTCCGGGCTAATTACAACCGGGCTGTTAGTGACAATGATTACATGGCGGGCAAGTTGTTGTCCGCTGCGTATGAGCATCGACACATTCATTCCTTGCGAACGATTTTGATGGACACAGCAGAACAGCTATCGTCGACTCCGTACATGGAGATGCGGAATCAGGCGATGGCGTACAAATATACTGCGGAGGAACTGCGAGATCTGACATCGAAGGCGGAAACCATTGACCCCGATTACTTGGGTAGTTTTCTTAAGCATGTGTATGGCATCTGGGAAGACGACCTCGTGAATTGTTACGTGTCTGTGTGTGACGGCATACTCGGGTTTAGCCGAGTCAATGCACAGCACAAGGGTCGAGGGAAGAGTCGGAAGGGAGAGGTTGACTTGGTCGCCCCCCGCTTGCCGCGGGCTCTTTGGGACACTTGCTTCGAGTCTTTGATCACTACTG